AGACATTCCGCCCCATCACATCGGCACCCTAGGCGAGTAGCCCCATGCTTGAGCGCAAGATCGTAGCACTGCAAATGCTCCTAGGCGCCAAGTCNGTNNTGGACATGGACGCGCGGGCGTTNGCCATCTGGCTTGTGGANCAAGCGCAGGAGATTGCCCCGGAGATGTTCGAAGAGGGCGACGCAAGTGATGGCGATGAAGACGAATGTGAAGTTGGGCACACGCCCGGAATCCTGAACTAAGGGCAGTGCCCGGAAGGTTGGACATGGACAACGATGCAATCAAGGGGTCCGGCCCCTCCTTCATTGGCGACCTCGCCCGTATGGGTGGGGAAGTCACCGAGAATTTCACTCAGACCGCCTTGCGCGGGTCCGGTCCGAGCTTCCTGGGTGATCTTGCTCGCATGGGTGGCGCCATCGTCGGGCCGCAGATCGTCGGCACGCCGGTCCTCACTGGCACCGATGATGTGGCCTATGCCGGCTTCACCGTCACCACGCGCGGTGGCACCGCCCCCCTGGTGTATGCCTTGGTCGGCACGTGGCCTGCTGGTATCTCGATCAACACCAGTACCGGCGCTGTGTCTGGCACCCCGACTGCGGCCGGCACCTTTGCCAACCTTTCGGTCAAGGTCACGGATGATGACAGCGAGGAATCGCAGCTCCCGACTTTCACCTTGGTCATCGCAGCCTGACGTGCACGACATGCGCAGGCGGACAACCGCAGACGCACAAGACGCCAATGGGCGCCCCATGCACCGGCCGCCCATTGGCTGCATCGATTACGCCATGCTGGAGCTAGAGGCTCTGGAGTGGGTGAACGATCCCGGAGAAGGTGCGGATCGCAGGCGGCTTTTAGACCTTCCTGCGCAGGATACCGCAGAGGGCAGAGAGTAACATGGCAGTCCGAAAGCAGCTTTGGCACCCCGAGGAAGTCAAGGCTCGCATCCAAACCACTCAGATCATCAACCGCCTGACAAAGCACGCGCTTTCTGATGTGCCTATTATGGACGCATCACAAGTGAACGCAGCCCGGGCGCTGCTGAACAAGGTTCTTCCGGACTGCAAGGAAATCGACCACAAGTCGAGCGATGGCACCATGTCCCCCGTGAGGATTGAATTGGTGCCCCTAACCCGTGAAGACAGCTAAGATCGAACTGCCCCCGAAACTCTTGGGGGTGTTCTCTGGCGAAGCGGACGTACGGGGCGCTTACGGCGGGCGCGGATCTGGCAAGACCAGATCCTTCGCCAAGATGACGGCGATCAAAGCCTATATGTGGGATCAAGCCAAGCGCGAGGGGATCATCCTCTGCGGGCGGCAGTTTATGAACTCGCTTGCTGAAAGCTCGTTGGAAGAGATCAAGGCGGCGATTAGGTCTGAGCCGTGGCTCGCTGCACATTTTGAGCTTGGCGAAAAGCTGGTGCGCACAAAGAGCGGGCGCATCTCCTACGCATTTACGGGACTGGATCGCAACATCGATAGCGTTAAGTCCACCAGCCGCGTGCTGCTGTGTTGGGTGGATGAAGCCGAGCCGGTCACAGATAAGGCATGGACTAAGCTAATCCCGACGCTTCGCGAGCATGACAGCGAACTATGGGTGACATGGAACCCGGAGCGCAAGGCGAGCGCAACGCACAAGCGCTTCAGAGAAGCGACGGACGCGCGGTATAAGATCGTGGAATTGAACTTCCGCGACAACCCGCGCTTTCCTGACGTTCTGGAGAGGCAGCGCCAAAGGGATATGGCGCAGCGGCCTGACCAGTATGCCCATATTTGGGAAGGCCAGTTCGTTACTGCGATGGACGGTGCCTATTTTGCCAAGGCGCTAGCGGTCGCCAGAGCAGAGGGCCGGATAGGGCGCGTTGCCGCCGATCCGCTGATGACCAAGCGGGCGTTTATAGATATCGGCGGGACAGGCGCGCGAGCGGACGCCTTCTCGATCTGGATAGCGCAGTTCATCGGCAAAGAGGTGCGCGTCCTCGATTATTACGAGTCGGTAGGACAGCCGGCGGCAGCGCACATCAATTGGCTGCGCAGCAAAGGCTACGTTCCCGAGCATTGCCAGATTTGGTTGCCTCACGACGGCGCCACCCAAGACAGGGTGCACGATGCCTCCTACGAGGGGTATTTCCGCCAAGCGGGTTACTCGGTGACTGTGATCCCGAACCAGGGGCGCGGGGCTGCGACGATGCGCATTGAAGCCGCACGGCGCCTGTTCCCGTCGATCTGGTTCAACGAAGCGACTACCGAGGCCGGGCGTGATGCGCTAGGCTGGTACCACGAAAAGAAAGACGAGAAACGCGACATCGGGCTGGGGCCGGACCATGACTGGTCAAGCCACGGCGCGGACAGCTTCGGCTTGATGTGCGTTGCGTATGAGGCCCCGGCGAAGAAACAGCCGGACACTTGGAAGCGGCGGAAGGTGGTATGATGTTCAACCTATCCAGCGTTGGTAGCCCCCGGCGCTGGGAGCCGCAGGATTTCGAGATGGATGCGCCTAAGCCCCTTTACATTGATCTCTTTTTTACCGGCATGAAAGCTGTTGAGATCCCACCCGGGTACTCAATCGCGCAATCGCAGTCAGCGGTCGAGAATATCCGGCCAATGCTTGAGGGGCTGTTGTCGGTTTGCGACCACCTTCTTCCTTTGGAGTGGAGAAGGGCCATATTTCACCGTGGCCTTGAATTGAGAGACGAGGAACTACGCAAGAATTTTGAACCGTGCCAGGACCCGCCGCAGCCAACCGAATCTCGTGTTGCCGTGTGCCGCAATGATGGCCAAGGCCGCGTGTTTGTCGGGTGGCGCATATTCAAGGACGGGAAAGAAGTTCTTCCGGAGGGTGTGACCGATGATCGGTGATGACGAAGTTTGCGCCATCGTGGACGCACTCGTTCGTGAGGCCGAAGACTACCGGGACGACAGGTCTCACGACCGCATCAAAATGATGGCCTATTTCGACGGCGAAGCGAAGGATCTGCAAAAGTACATCCCGAGCGAAGAGGGCAAATCCTCGGTGGTGTCGCGGGATGTGCGGTCTGCCATCAAGAAGGTGCTGCCATCGATTTATCGGACGATCCTGGGCAACGATCAGGTTGTAGAATATACGCCCGTTGCCGAAGGCGATGACCAGACGGCCGAACAGGCGACGGATTACATCAACAGCATTGCGCTGCACGAGTGCAATGGTCGGCAGGCGATTGAGGACGCGATTAACGACGCGGTGCGCCTGCGCAACGGCATCATCCGCTGGTGTCAGGAAACATCGGTTGATGTGAAGACCAGCAGCCACAGCGGGCTTGACGAACTAGCCTTCTCACAGCTTGTGTCGTCCGATGACGTTGAGGTGCTGGAATACACGGCGCGGGAAGAAACGGTCGAAACGCCAGATGGGCCAATGTCCATCCCGGCCTATGACGTCAAGATCCGGCGCCGCGTCGAGAACAGCACGCCGAAGCTGACCTCTATCCCGCTGGAGCGGTGGCTTATCCACCCCGACGCGGTGCGCCTGGAGGATAGCCCGATCCTCGGCGAAAAGACGCGCCTGCGCCGCACTGACCTCGTGCGCATGGGCTATGACAAGGATTTGGTGTGGACGCTCCCGTCGCACAACACCGGCCCGACTGAAGAAGAAGCCGAGCGCCTTATCCGTCGCCGGGACACGACGATTGACCAGACGGCGCCACAGAAGGCGCTTGATGAGGTGGACTATTACGACCTGCTGGTGCGCGTCGATCAGGATGGGGACGGCATCGCAGAGCTCCGCCGGATGGTGTTTGCCGGTGGCATCAACGCAAAATACATGCTCGAAAACACCGAGTGGGACGAAATCAATTACGCCGATATCGTTTCCGAGCGCCGGCCGCATCAGTGGGAAGGGAATTCGGTCACAGACGATGTGATGGANATCNAGACCATCAAGACGGTGCTCCTGCGCCAGACGCTCGATAACCTTTATTGGCAAAACAATCTCCAGCCGATCATCCAAGAGGGGCAGATCGTCAACCCGGAGAGCGTGAACAACCCGGAGTTCGGGCGGCCGATCCGGGTGTCTCAAGGTGTCGATGTTCGGGCGGCGATTGGTTACAATATGGTGCCGATGGTCGCGGACAAGTCGTTCGCGATGCTGTCCTACCTCGATCAGGAGCTACAGGACCGCACGGGCATTTCCGATGCGTCTTCCGGCATGGCGCCCGACGCGCTCCAGAACATGACCGCNACGGCCTCTGCGATGATCGAGGCGGCCGGCATTGGCCAGACCGAGATGATGGTGCGCACGATTGCCACCAGCCTTAAGCCCGTGTTCCGGGGGCTCCTGAAGCTGATTATCCAGCA